CGCGTTCAGGGGCTGGAGTTTGAAGAACAGGCCAGAGTCATTGAAGAGTTCACGTATCGCTACAACGTGGAACACATCGGCATTGATGTGACGGGCGGGAACGGGGAGGCTGTTTATCAGATAGTGAAACGGTTTTTCCCTGCTGCTATTCCGTACACCTTCACGCTGTCATCAAAACGGTCGCTGGTACTGAAAATGCTGCAAATAATGCGTGCCGGGCGGTGGGAATACGATCGCGCCGAACGCGAGCTGGTCGCGGCCTTTAACGCCGTGCGTAAGGTGAAAACACCGGGCGGCTTTATCACTTACGAAACGGACCGCGCGAGGGGGATCAGCCACGGCGACCTTGCGTGGGCAACCATGCTTGCTGTCATTAACGAACCGATTGGCGGCGAAGGAGAAAACGAGCGTTTCACGGTTATGGAGTTCTGATGAGCAGAAAAAATAAAAAAGTGCGCATGAGTTCACGCATTGATCTCGCTGATGCGCTCAGGAAAGAATCATCGCTCAGTGCATTCACATTTGATGGTCCTTATCGCCTGACCGGGCATGACCTGCTGGACAATATGTACTGTGCTGATAACGGGCGGTGGTATGAAACCCCGGTGGACTGGTACGGTCTGGCAAGAGCAGCCCGGCAAACGTCCTGGCATCAGTCTGCGCTTTACTTTAAGCGCAATGTATTACTCGGTTGCTACATCCCGCACCCGCTGCTTTCCCGGCAGGATTTCTCGGCGCTGGCGCTGGACTGGTTTGTGTTCGGTAACGCATTCCTTGAGCTTCGAAGCAATATGCTCGGCGAACCGCTTAAATTACGGCACGCCCTGGCGAAATACATGCGACGCGGAAGCGATCTTGAATCATGGTGGTATGTGCAGGATGGCAAGGACGCGTTTCAGTTTCGCCCTGGCAAAGTGTGCCACCTGATGAATCCTGACATTAACCAGGAAATCTACGGCATGCCGGAATATCTCGGCGCATTACTCTCGGCCAGCCTGTCTCATTCGGCGGACATGTTCAGAAAACTGTATTACGACAACGGATCCCACGCCGGGTGCATCATCTACATCGGTGCAGCGCAGGTAAACCGCGAAAGCATGGACTCCCTGAAAGAAACGCTACAGGGTGCACGTGGTGGTGGTGCGTTTAAAAACGTGCTCATTCATGCGCCCAACGGTGGCAAAGAGGGGGTGCAAATTTTGCCGTTCCAGCAGATCACCGCAAAGGATGAGTTCATGAATGTTAAGGCGGCATCCCGTGATGATGTGCTGGCTGCGCACCGCGTTCCGCCGCAACTGATGGGGGCGATGCCAGGCGAAAAAAGTGCGTTTGGTGATGTGGAGAAGGCAGCGCGGGTTTACGCAATTAACGAGCTGATGCCCGTCATGGAGGCCATGAAGCACATCAATGACTGGCTTGGCGAAGAGGTGATTCGCTTTAACCCTTACGCACTGTTAGACACCCAGCCCACATCCTGACGCGCTTCGCTTGTCTGCTGCTTCGCCGGGGCATAAAAATTTATGCCCCGACTCTCCAGCTCCTGTATCAATCAGATAATTTCACGACGCTTTCCTGTTTATTACCATCATCGACGGTCAGACTCTTACGCAATCCCACCGCGCTGACTGCATGTTCTCACCGCCTCAGTGCGATTTTGACGGCCTTACCTTTCACCCCATCAAATCAAAAGCCCTCACATCTTTTTCACGCTCAGCGTGAGAAATATGGCCATTCTGTTATGTCGCTGCGACATCGCTCAGGGAATACTATTTACCCCCTGAAACGCGGGCTGTTCCCCCGTCACCTGCGCGCAGAAAAAACGCGTTTTTTTGTGCACGCACGGATCCCTGACGGATCCAGCCGCCACGCGGGCCGGAAGGGCAAAAAGTCGTTCAAAAAAATTGTGCAAATTTGTGCACTATTGTGCAGTGTGAAGAGCAATAAAAAAGGGCTTTATTAGCCCTTAATTTTTACCTTCCCCAGTCCCGATCAGGAAGTCTATCTTTGAAGGCAAGGTAATCGTAAAACTCACGAGTATGGGAAAAAATACATTCGCACATTGCAGCGCCAGCGTTTGAAAGAGCCAATTTCAACATGCCGTCAGGTTTAGGATTGCTCACCAAATTTTCATAAACTTGAGCCTGATCTAAACCGTGGACACATAACAAAAGCGAAGACTCAAAGGTAACAACCGCATCCAGTAAACGCTGATGAATCACGGAAAGGGTCGGTTGGTTTGCAACAATTGCAGTCAAACAGCGGCGATCACCAGTCATAAAAATGGCTTCTGGGTTCTCTATGCACGAGGCAAGCAATAGCTGTTCGCCTACATCAATTCCGGGCACACTCCCCAAAAGCTCAATAAGCTGGGAGTCCTGAACTTCCGGGATATCCTGTACAGATTCAATGAAGGCTCCCACTTGCTCGTAAACAACTTGGCTACCACACTTCCTGATTGCTTTATCAGGATTTTTCGGCAGAAGCTGAAAACGAGCAGCAGGGTTAATGAAGATCTGTTCGGGGGGTTGATTAAAAACCACTGGCAGTTGTGATAACAGATTGCACTGGGCCAGCTTCAAAATGACATCATTATCAGAAAGAACAATCACTTATTATTCCCCGATTAGATTTTCTAAAACCTTAAGATCATCTTCGTGGATATTTTCTAAATCCATCCCGCTTTTCATCATGGCCCTCACAAAATCCTGATCTGAGTCTTCACCAGCGCAGAGTGATTTAACAGCGTTAACAGCAACGCCCCAGCAGTTCTGCGCGAAACCATAATTTAAAGCGATGTGAGTTGGGTCAATGTGATTATCACTTCCAAACTTTTGAGCTGCGCGAGCCAAGCCTGGCCCGTTCAACCTGCCAGCGGTAGGAACGATACGTAAAGACTTCTGCCCCGAAATGACCTGGAAGGCGAATTCGTTAGCTTCTTTCTCTACGTTGTCCGTCGAAGCATTCTCAATTTTTGCGTCAATATGGCACTGCCCGTTTTCTGCGTTCAGATGCCCTCTGGCGATATGGCCTAACTCATGCGCGAGATCAAACAGCATATAGCCGTATTTCTGAGGCTGAGTAAGAACAATCACCGGGCGCCCGTGACTCATTAGCGCCAGTCCGGCCATTTTTTTTGCAGCTTGTGGGAAGCATTTTAGATAAACAACAGGAATGCCAATCGAATGACAGTATGTTACCAGGCTATCTAGCGACACCCATGATTCCTTAGTAAGGATCTGGGTTCTTATCGCCAAAGGATCCAGCACTGCACTAGCATCGTAAGGGACTTTGAAATTAGACGCGACAATACCGGCCGCAGTATAGGCAACAGCAGTAGCGATATCTAAATCGTTCTCGGCTACATTTTGGCGATGTTTATATTTATGGTTTCCACCAAAATTAAAGCATACCCCTTCGCTACCATCTTTCAGGCTATCCGGGAGAATGCTAAACATACGCGCAAGGTGCAGGCACGCATACTGGCGCCCTGATGGGGTGTCAGCAAGCTTCTCATCCCACCAATCAGGCAACAACCTGCGGATGTAAGAGAGATTAAACCCGGCCCGGCCGAATTTAGAATATATCTGACTCATCTGATTATGGTTCGTCATAAGAGCCTCCTAACTGCGTGTGTAAGCGAAATGCCATTTATTATTAGCTTAGTTATGACACAAAAGCGCGCACACTATAAGCATAAAACGGCGAAAGTCATAACTATTTCGGTTGTGTGGAAAATGGGTAATTTCTTCTTAGAGCAGCTTATATCGGCTTAGTTCCGCGAAAATGCCGCTTTCATCCTATTCACAAGATCGCTTGTTTTTTGCTTCGCCGCCATCACTTGCGACGGCAGCCTCTCCAGCCCCGACGCGGCCCGGTTGCGCGATACCAGCCGCCCGTCCTGCACGGTCATAACAAGATCGCCGCACGCCACTGACGCACCGGCCATCATCGATCTGACCATTCCGGCGCTGGCATCAATCCCACGTAGCGCCAGCAGTTCACTGATCTGCTGCTCTTTCACGGATAACCCGTCCCCGTCTTTCCGTTCCGGTGGCCGTTTTTTACGCTTACTGCGCACATCGTCACTAAGCCGCTGCGCCAGTTCTCGCTTTTCCTGCCGGGAAAGCGCATCAAAATTCACCGTCACGCCCTCAGCTGGTGCAGTCATTTCTGACTGCCCTTTAGCTTCGCTGGCGGCATGTTCAACACCGTCAGCACCTGCCGCGGGATCCCGCGTACAGTTATTGACAGAACTCCGAGGGGCGGCGCTGCCGCCTGAAAAACCAACGTCAACGGCCACACCGTCAGCGCTCTGGCGCTTCGGCACGATTTTGTATTGAGTGGTGCGGGTGAAGATCAAAGAGTCATTGCCCGTGATCGGGCAGTAAATACCAGTGATTCGCTGGACGTTATCGCCGTAGGCGTTGCCATTTTCAGTGATTTCATAGTTCAGACGGATGCGCAGTTTATCGCGCTCAACCAACGGGCCACCCTGGGCTAATACGTAGTTATCCCATTCACCACCGTTAGCAGCCTGCCGGGCGGTTTCCAGTTCAGGGTGTAACACCAGTTCGCGATCGCCCAAGCGGCGAAGTTCGCGATATACCGTGACCGGCGCACCGCCGATCTGCTGAAACTGGCGAATAGCCCAGCGCGATGCCCACGCGCTAACACGGAGTGACATTTCTTTCAGGTCTTCCCCGGTTTCGTCGTCCTTCTCACCATCCAGCGCGAAGCCGTCGATATTCTTCGAAATGTATTTCGCTATGTAGCCGGTTGCGCTGCCGTGGGCATCGTCGATCGGCACAACCTGAAAGCGGTTTTCCTGCGCTCCCGGTTCGTTGCCGTCTTCTTTCAGGGCATATTTACGGAAGATTTCGCGCGCCTGCTCGACGCATTCCAGGCGCATAAAAAGAAGTAAATGCCAGTGTGGCGTTGCATCGTGGTGCGGTTCGACCACGCGGAAACCAAAGACGCGGATCCCTTTTCTCTTCCACGCTGCGCGGGTTCTCGCCCAGACTTTGCAAAGATATTGCTGCGTCTCGCGCGGCGACGCGCCACAGTATTTATTATTGCGGCGCCCGTTATGCTGCATGGAGTGGTAACGGGAAGGTGCTGTCAGCGTGTAGAAGTCACCGGCCAGCCCTTCCAGCTTCGCCAGATCTTCAAATCCGCGCATTCTCGTCATGAGTTCGCGGCGACGGTTGGCCGGATTGGCAACACTACCGGCGACTTTATCGATCAGTGAAATGCGCTCGCCCGTGTCCTGGTCTTCCAGCTCCATAGCCTTAAGGTATTCACGGTTAGCCTTTTTCTGGGCCAGCCATTCCGTAAGGCACGGGGCGCTACTGTATGGGGAAGATTTTTTCTGGACGTATCCCGCCGCGATCATCAAGTGCTCACGCCATCGGGCATGGATACGGCGCAGGCGGTTTAACCACCATTGCGGTGACTCAAGACGGAGAACCGCGCGTAACGCGTCCTCCGCTTCAAGTTCTTCATTGCAATACGCTGTCCAACCTGGGATCGGCGTTTTTAGATGCACCGCCAGCGACGCAATACGGCCATAGCCAGAAAGCGCCGCGAACTCAGGATCGCCGGTGCGCGCCAACTGGTAATCGGACTCGCGTATAAACTCGCTCGTAAAGATATCGGCAAGCGTATAAGCCAGTCTTTTTAACTCTTTTTTCCCTGCCCAAAGCATACGGAAAAGCTGATCGCGGATTGGCAGCAGAATGCCAGGCATCACAGTGTCAGGCTGGTAAACACTGTTCACGCTATCAATACGTGTTAATACGTGGCGCTCAAAGGTATTAACCAGCCAGTGATCTGCCGCTTTGCGGTCTTTCGCGTCCAGTGCATCCAGCTTCGCGGCAAAGTGGCGGCGGATATACTGCGGAAGGGAAGCCAGACGGCGACGCAGCAGCTTGCTGCGCTCCGACTTTTCGTCCTCCGCTACCAGTTCACTGAACGCAATATGCTTGCGGGTGCCGTCCGGCGTGAGATAGTCGAAACCATCCAGCCCCGTCGCTACATCAACGCCAATCGGCTGGTATGGTTTGTTCCCGCCATAAGCGTAAGGGGTAGCATTATCAGTGCTACCCGAATACGGTGGAGGTGGAGAAGGGGCGCGACGGCCACGGGTTGCCGTAGTCATTGCGCGATCTCCATGTAGGCTTTTAAGAAAGTAGCGGCTGCATAGATATTTACGGCGTTTCCGCTGGCGCGTAGTTTTCCCACTCTGGAGGGAACCCCATCAACCAGAGGCTTAAGGCCGGGTTTAACTGGCCTCCACTTTCCATCTCTGCAAAAGAGCCAGTCAGCAGATCCCCAGAATCCGTTAACCGGGCCGGGCCTGCTATCTGCGCTGTCACATCCAGCGTATCCGTTGACAGCTTCCCGTGCCGCATCCTTCCCCCCTGATACCCGCCCTTTCCATCCCTCGCCGTAGGGGTGGGCCAGCCCGCAAGACAAGCAAAGTCCTGTAAGTTCGACTGCCGACCAGCCAGCTTCTTGGCGATCACCTTCTCGGCATCCTGATAAGCGTTCTTCGTATTGCTCGCGGTTGGAGTCGGCCAGCCAGTAAGTACGCTCCCGGATGTGCGGCGCACCGACGCCCGCAGACGGAAACGCCGACGCCCCGAAGGCATAGCCCAAACTTTCCATGTCTGTTTGTACAAGGTCGATCCAGACTTCTGCATCTTTGCTTGAAGACTGTTCGCCAAATATAACGACAGGGCGTTGCTGGCCTGCAAGCCAATGAACGGCGGGCCATAGGTGCCGCTCATCATCAAATTGTTTTCCTTCGCCTGCCTGGCTGAAAGGTTGGCATGGGCAACTTGCTGTCCATACTGGGCGGTCATCCGGCCATCCTGCAACGCGCAAAGCCCGGGGCCAGCCTCCAAAACCTGCAAACAGGTGGACTTGAGAGAATCCTTTAATGTCATTTGGGGTTACATCCTCAACGGAACGAGTATCAACAACGCCGGAAGCGATAAGCCCGGCATCAATGAGGTTGCGCAGGTATTGCGCGGCGAAGGGGTCGATTTCGTTGTAGTAGGCGGTCACTGCTGCCCCTCCGCCTTTCGGCTACACCGATCGATTACTTGGTACTGAATTTCTAAACCCAGCTTTTCAGCAAGCGCGTGCTCTGCCTTAGCTCCCGCAGACTGCTGCCAGCCATCCAGCAAGAAGATCCCGTCAGCACAACGCAACATGGCGAAGCAAATATCCATGTATTCCGCCTGCTCTAATCCGTCCGGCAAAATCGCCGGATTAAGGGCAACGTTTCCGCGTCGCACTACGTGCCCAGCTGCACGGTTAAAAGCCTGCCGATTGAATCCAGGCAAACCGCTCATCGGGCCAGCGATATAGATTTTTGCCATTAAAAAGCCTCCAGATCGCCAAACGTGCCCGCCGCAACCATCGCGTTGTAAGTCGCATCACCCATCACGGCGCCACAATCAGGGCAACCGCCGCCGTAACGCCCGCAGCAGTCGCAGACAGGCAGCACGCCGATCACTTCTTTGGCCTTCTGTCGGTTGTTTTTGTCAGTGCTGACGGAACGTTGCACGCTGATTTTGTGCATCTTGAAGGGCTGATAAATCGCGCGGGTGGCTTCGGTGTCGCTGTTGGAAATGACGACCTTCACGCCATGCTTACGGTTAACTTCCAGCAGTGCCTGGACTAACTGGCGGTGGTTGTCTTCCGTGAATGGTTCGGAGTGGTATTGGGTAAAATCGGCTGTTTTGCTTTCAGGCAGGTAAGGCGGATCGCAGTAAACGAGAACATCGCCACCCGTGACGACCTGTAGAGAACGCTGGAACGGCGCGCACAGAAATATTGCCTTTGTATCGTTGGCCTTTTCGGCAAACAGGCGGATTTCATTTTCAGGAAAGTAGACGCTCTTATACTTGCCAAACGGCACGTTAAAGCCAGTCTTCCGGCTGTATCGGCATAAGCCGTTATAACCGTGGCGATTCAGATACAGGAATTGAGCAGCGCGCATAATGCACGCCATTTCAGCGCCATAACGCAACCCACCGCTTTTGACCGTACCCACCTGCTTATTGAACGCGGCGCGGACTTCGTTGTATCCCTGCGGGCTGTTCTTACTGTTGAACAGTTCACGGGCCGCATCGATCACTAAGTCCGGGTAACGGGTGACTTCCCGATACAGGTTAATAAGATCCGGGTTGATATCAGCCAGCACATAGCGGCGGTATTCAGTCGCCAGAAATACCGATGCGCCGCCTACGAACGGTTCGATCAGGCAGTCGGCTTTAGGAAGATGCGGCAGCAGGTCAGGGAGGACACGGGTTTTTCCCCCTGCCCATTTGATGAACGGGCGGATCATTTTACAGGACTCCGTAATGGGAAGCTGGAATAGAAGGGCGCTGCAATTCTTCAATGCAGTGCTGGCGCAGATTGCTTATAAAATTGGTTGCTACAGACCCACTGGCAGAAAGGGTTAACTCACCATCACGGCGGGTTTTAATGGTTAACCCTTCATTTTCGATAGCAGGTAAAAGAACATGCAAAATGAAACTATATTGTTCACGTCTGGTCATAATCTCTTCCTCCAAAAAAGAATGAGTTGAACCGCCGCCACTTAATAAAGGGGCGGAGAAAACAGAGTTGATTTTTTAAAACCGAATTACTTAATTAGCTTTTTAAATAACTCAGCCAGAGTAAGCAGGAAGCCTTTATTTATTCTTTGGGTATAAATAAAAGGTTTATTTTTACCTTTGATAAATTGAACCTTCGCCGGTTCGGGCTTAAAAAATCTTCCGTCCGGCGTTTCCAGCCAGCCGCGTGAGTTCTTGAAGTGTGTGACCTGGCACCCATGCTTAAGCAGGCTTGCCAGTGATGGGCCTTCATCGTGCATTACTGCCCCCTTGCTTATACATCTGATCAACCGTGTGCATGGCTTCCGCTAAAGCAAAATCACGCCCGTAATAATCGCCATTACTGGAAATACGATAAGAGTGTTTAAATGTAAAAGGATTACGCGGGCATTTCTGAATAGTGAAGCCACGATATAAATACGAGTGACGACTTAACTGTATTAATTGCACAGCCACAAAAGCCCCCTCACATTCCCAATTTAAGTAATTCGCCATCAACATGGCGGGCCACGTCTTTGGTGATTTTCTTAATCAGCTTTTTATCCCTGACCATAAACTCGCCTCAATTGGTGCGAATCATGAAGCCCGTTTGCATATCTTTTAAATGGGTGTCCAGAATGTCGTTGCATTCACGCACCCGGTTTTCGTGGTTGGCTGTTTTCTGGCTCATCGCGTTAACCTCAAAGACCGATCCACAGCAACCAAGCATCGCGCTGTTCTTTCGGACGGTTGTAGTAGGCGTCTCGCATTGCGCGGTTGAACTCAGGGATATAGATCCAGTTCTCAGCGCGGGCGCCCAGGCTTTCCGGGTTCTTCCACGGGATGATCGGCAACTTACCGTCTTCAATCATGCTCTTAACCGTGGCGGGCTTCTTACCGATCAATTCGGCAAATTTTGGGTATGGAACCGCGTCAACAGCGTGACGCACTTCAATGAACCCCTCTAACTCTTTGTCTGTCATAGTGTTTTACCTCTCATTGAAGATAGGCCGGGATTTTTAGCCACGCCCGGCGCGTGGTATTCTGGTGTTTCCACACAACCAGAAAGGAGATTTTTATGTCTCAGAAAGAAGTACCTATCTACATTCCTGCTGAACTTGAATACCTCGTTGCTAATGACTTGGCTTGCTTACGCTTCCACTACCACTTAGCTACACCTACAAAACTGCCCGAAGCTGGTGAGCTGTTTACTGGTTTAACCGTTGAGCAAGCAAAAGACACCGTAACCTTCCTTCAGCAATACATTGCTAAAGCTGAACTTGCCGCCTCACTGTCCCCGAAGCGGAGCCACTAGTTTTAACCGTCCCCGCATAACGTCCATTTGGGAAATAACTACGGCGGAATTCAGCAAAATGGATTCCGTCACTTCTGTTGTCCTGCTCAAGTCTTCCACTCATTTGTGCTAATCTCCGCATTAGCGCTAGGCGCTTATTTCGGCTTGTAACTGCTTATATTGGCGGTTGCTCATGGTAGAGATTACCACCCTTAAGGAGAATGTTATGGTAGAGATCCCTACCCCGTCAAGCGGCGTGGGTGAAAAAATCAGAGCTATCAGAGATGCAGAGGGGTTAACAAGGCAGCAATTCTTTGAATTAACTGGAATACCTGCTGGCACGCAGAAGTATTACGAGACAGGAAGAGTGGAGAGCATTGGTAGCGATATCTTGCTTAAGATCACTCAGCATTCACGTTTCGCAAAATATACGCTCTGGCTAATGACTGATAAGACCGCCCCTCAAGCTGGTCAAATCGCACCGGCCCTCGCACACATTGGGCCAGAGTCAACTGGATCAGGCCGCTCAGAGACACAAACTGGCTAACCATCTATAAACATTACATTTTCACTATCTGTTACCAGGATGGGGAAATAAACGCCGGAGGGCTTTCTTATGTCGATTAAGAAGCTCGAAGGTGGTCAATATGAAGTAGACGTATGGCCGCGCGGACGTAACGGAAAACGTATCCGCAGGCGATTTGAGAAGAAACAAGAGGCGGTTCTTTTTGAGCGTTATGTATTAGCCAACGCCGACAAAAAAGAGTGGCTGGGCGCGAGCGTTGACCGTCGCACCTTAAGCGAGTTGTTAGATACCTGGTGGCTGCTGTACGGACAGACTCAGGAAAATGGCGAGATTGAAAAGCGGCACCTGAATAAAACAATCAGGGCACTGGGCGATCCAGCCGTTAACCGACTGAACAAGCGAATGATTGCTCAGCACCGAGGCCAACGGCTGGAAGACGGTATCAGCGCTGCAACGATCAACCGGGATATTTACCGCTTATCCGGGATGTTCAGCACGTTGATAAAACTGGAAGAGTTCAGGAAGGAAAACCCCTGCAAGGGTCTAGAACCATTGAAAGAAGCGCCGCCAGCTATGACCTATCTAGCAAAATCAGAGATCAGCAGATTGCTGGATACTCTGACCGGCGACGATCGACGTGTAGCACTGCTATGCCTCAGCACCGGCGCACGCTGGGGCGAAGGCAGCACGCTGCGAGGTGAGCAGGTTAATCACGGGCGCGTAACGTTCCTTAAGACCAAAAACGGAAAAAAGCGCACCGTTCCGATATCGGAAGAACTGGAGAAAGAGATCAAGACCAGCGACACCGGGCCACTGTTCAAAGTTGACTATGAAAACTTCTGCGAACGACTCAAACAGGTTAAGCCCGATTTACCACGTGGGCAGGCCACACACGTTCTTCGGCATACTTTCGCAAGCTGGTTCATGATGAATGGAGGAAACATTATTGCGTTACAGCAAATTCTGGGGCACGCCAGCATACAACAGACGATGGTTTATGCTCACCTTGCCCCCGATTACCTGCAACACGCGGTAACGTTAAACCCTCTCGGCGGTGGGCTGGCGGTGTGA